AAGTTGGGCATTACTTGTAAATGTTCTAATCTTAGATGTCACATCATTGGTTATATCTTCAACGATATCTTGTAACAATCCCAAACCAGTTTTTACTGGAGGTCTGTTGAAAAAATTATCTAGTTCAGATTGCGAATTGGATAAAGCAATAGCAGCTGGATTTAGAGAATTGACGACCTCATTAGTTATTTCGTCTAAAGATGCAGAAATAGAGTTTAGATTACCAGTAGATGGTGCATCGATATGTCCCACAACATTTGTTACATTACTGAGTTCAGGCGCACTCGCATTTATGGAAGGGATTGATGATGCCTCTTTTGCAACTTCTGCTATCATATCTCCTGCTTTCTTCAATGCACCTGTGACAGCGCCTAGTCCGCCTGATGCGCCACCACCAGTACCAGATGCAGACTTGGTTTCTGCCGCCACACCCTGAATCTTTTCTTTCAACACATTTGACTTACCAGTCGCATCACTTGCAGTCGCATCAATCGCATCTAACGATGAACCACCAAGTGTCTGAGTATCTAATTTAGCAACAGGTGCGCCCAATCCAGTAAGTTGTTGTACTACCGATGATACAGGTTGATTCTCTGTTGCGCCTGCTGTTATTGTTGTTTCTGCCTGACCGTAAGAATCAGTGTCCGTGACGGTAGTAGCAGTAAATGTTGGCACCGATAAATCTACTTCTATCTTTGTTGGGTCGGGTACACCAGAGATACCAGTGACCTCGTCACCGAAGGAACACATCGCATCGCCCAGAGATGTACTCCCAGCAAAGTCAACTTTACTTTCCAGTGATTCGATACCAGCATGTATACTGCCAGGCCCATCACCCAGAAGAGTCGCATTCTTTGCGAAGTTTTTCTCTTTTAAACTATTAGAAGCAGAAAGAATATCACCACCAATGGATGTACCCTGTTGGTTTGACACTAATCTGTCGTTTAATTGTTTTTTATCTAATGGCATTATTCACCTATGAGATTTTGAAGATCAACCGCAATCTTATCAACAGATTGAAACTCGATGTCTTTTTTTAGACCCAAATAATATTTTGCAAATACTCTCTGACAACTATTTGGTGTATCCTTTTCTAAAGTTGTACATCTTTTCAATCGTATGTTTGCAGCTGCTTGCGTACTATTTAGTTCGTATTTAATAAACACCAACTGTGAACTGTACTTTCTCCAATCACTAGAGAATCGTTTCAATAAAAGTTGACGTTCATTCTGCCACCCAGCGATACCTAGAGGGTTGAATTTATCTTCTTCTAGGACAGCTGTCCCACTTAAATTAGATTTCTCTGACAGACCAGCAATAATACCTATAGATTGATTCAAAGTATAACCAGCGCCCATAAAGTATTTTATTCCTTCTACTTTACGTGCCTCGATTGTACCCCTAGATACCTCACCGAACTCCTCGTCTTCCACTTTGAGTGAATCAATAACTTGTACCTCTTGTTCATAGAACACTTGTTCTTGATCAATTCTTTCTCGAATAGTACTAAACTCTACTTGTCTTTGCACACGAGTAGGATATTCTATTTTAGGAATAGATCCTACAACCAAAGGAACCTGAGACGCTTTACCGTCCATAAAGAAACCGAACACCGTTGCCCCCGAAGTTAGTCTAGGTGTTCTACCTAAACCAGACACTCCCGCTTCAGTTGTTGGTAATACCACTTGGGCCCAAGGTAGGTCGTTCTGAGGTATTTCTCTTGTTGATGGATTGTGTACGCCGTGAATACGAATCTTGACACGACCTTCATATCCATAGGGGGGTGTGTGGTCAACAACATCGGCAATAAACCAACGAGTATTGTCACCGTAATATTCTGATTGAATCGCTTTCATTATCCCCTCACCAACTTACAAACCGACATGACGACATCATGTCTAGTATTCTTGAATGTGTGTCTAACATTATAAATCAAAAAGTCTCCCGATCGTAATTGATCAAATGTCGCACTTGTTGTATTGTCACCATCGTCTGATAAGGTATTGATTGTCACGATGTCACCAACACTTGCTTTTGAAACAATAAACCCTGCCCCAGGCACAGTAACTTCAAACATGTTTTTAAATAACATATTACGGATGGCATAGTTACCTACTTTTGTAGTGAAACTTCCAGGCTTTAACTCATCATGATAACTTTTCCAAGTTCCATATGTACCTGTAGATGTAATCTGATGATAAATCTTAGCTTCCTTGTTATGCAAAAACTCGTTATCGTTTTCTAATTTAAAATTTTGCGGATAGATGTTCTGTTCCTTTTCCTTTGGTAACACCTCATTTTCTTTTAATTTATCAAGAACCTTTGTCACGTCAAAATGTTGCGAAGACATTTGACCTGTGTTTAGATTTGTGTTATTATAAACCGCACCAATACCACCAGCCATAAGTTGTTTCATTGTGTTCTGCATTTTTGCCGATCGCATAGTTTGAATTTGCATAGTGCGATGTATGGGCGCTTTCTCTTCAGTCTTCTTAACATTCGAAGGCGAGTAAAGATACGGAAGTTGTTCGTTCCAAGGTTTTTGTTCTAACATCTTATCGAGACTACCCAATCTTAAATTAGTGTCATGGATAGAGGCATATAAAAACAATGGACAACCGTTTACTGTGGTTGCACGATCTCTCAACCACTCACATGCCTCAAGTGGATGTAAGTATGGTATGAGTACCTTAACATTGTTTTGAATAGAAGGGTGAAGATACGAAAGATCAATATTCTTATTGAGATCCTGAGCGCATATTTTAGTTATTTCATTTTCAAGCGAATCTGTTACTGATCGACTGATCTTATTAGTTTTACTAGAAAGTGCATGTTCATCAAGAATGGTAAATACATATACACTGGCCTGTCCAGCATCGTTGGACTTGATTGTTTGATCAATGCTAGTCATGATAAACGATCTAGACATTATAGGTTTTAAGGAGGGGTCTTCAGATGCTATTTCGATAAAGAGTCTTTCCGTTCCAGAAAAACCAATAGCGTCAACAAAACCCTGATCATCTGATATCGCAATCTGACCAGAGATATATGCTTTCTCTAAACTTTCGAAAAAAACCAATTCCACAATACTTGGATTTACATTGACACGATCACTGGCGTCATTACTACCGAGACGTTCAGATGTTATGTACGCCTGAGTTATCTTGTACTGTGATTGATTATCGTTTTTTACACTCATCGTTCTTGCATCAACCTATAGAACTCTTTGACTACCGTCTCAACAAAATCAGGTTTGAGAACCTTAATCTGTTTCAAATCATCATTTTTCTTTTGAACTCTTTCTAAATTTGTTATTGCAGTTAAACCAGAAGGAAGTACATTAGGATAAGACTGACTAGGTGGCGCATCACCATCTGGATCATTATACAAAATAGATGTATCTATGTCAACCTGTTCACCATCAGCGTTTTCATAATGATGAACTGCAAGATACTGTGCAGTTTCTTTTGCAAGACGTTTCTGGACTTCTAAACCAGTTGAAGCATCAAAGAGACTTATTACTTCACCATCCTCATACGATCCGTCATCGTTTCTTCTTAGTATTTTGGTGGTTAGTGTGTATTGAAAATTACCTACCTCAAAAGGTATACTTCTGATTTCAGCTACTGTAGCTAAGTCTTCAAGATTTACGGTAAATGCTGATATCACCACTGGGTCTGCACTTGGGTTGTCTAGATCAGTTTTTGTGAGAATCCACTGATCTGGAGTAGTAAAAAATTCCCTTTCATTAGTCAGTGTTATATCAACAGCACCGTTACAGTTGACGGCTAACGTGAAGTCTCTATCAGGTAATACTTCATAATCGTGAGTGGTGTCCACAATCAGTTGACCTAAATCTAAATTACGTTTTATAATTGTTCCGTGAGTACCAGAGTTATTTCCTATGACCCTTCTTCCCACACGGAAATCGTATCCGCCCTCTGCTGAACTGAAATCACTAGCGATAGTAAGTACACGATGAGGATAGAACTCGATTGCTGTTTTAGTAATTTCTTCGTCCCTTAATGGCCAACCAGACTCACGAAGATCATCGTTTAATAGAAAAAATGTCCAATAGTATTTCTGATCACCGTATAATTGTGTTGATAAAGTATCTGGTCTATCACCAGACTTGATGTAATAGTCTTCATAGAATGCAGTTTGAGATTTTATCTGGTCAATAATATCGACATACTGTGTTAAGTTTTGGAATAATGAACTGCTAGTCTCATCACCAAACTGGTAATATATTTTCTCAAACGGTTGAAAGAATTTTGTACTCATTAGAATCCAACTCCATCCGCATCTTTATCAAGAATGTCTTTCTTGGATAGAGTAACGGTTTCAGTAAAGTTAAGGTTCATATCCACTTCGAGGAACTCACCGTCCTCATGAAATGCCATTTGACTTGCGTTGTACGTGGTATCAACCGAACGTAGGAAACAAGGTTTGACCTTATGTGCAATTGTTTTACCATCATATTCAAACTCGATATTAAATTTATTGGGGAACTTATAACCCAATGATATTTCTTGACCACCAATAGTTACTTCAATGTCTTCGGGATATAACTCACTACGGAAGAGATTAATTATGTTCTTTATTTGTTCCGACTCTCTTCTAGATCGAGCAATCATCTTAAAGTTAAATTGGAACTCACGCATGTTTACTTGTTTAAATAACGAGCGTTGATTTGGGTTAGTGGTAACACCAGTCTGTAGTTTAAGACCAGCAGTAACCTCATCACTAAACTTACCTGCCGCTGAGGCCAACTTTACGGTCGCAAGTTTCGCAAGACCGTCTGCACCACTACCAGTGAGTCCCTGAACAAATGATCCTACACCATCTGCCATAGAACCGAGTATAGATGCACCCCCAGCTACCGCAGCTCCCGATGCACCTACATCAACGTTCTCGTATGTTACATTGTCTCTAAACTGTAACCCCTGTGGAAGATATAACAAAACTTCGGTGTCAACGATTTGTCTAGGTTTTGCGCCCAATTCAGTTGTGTTCCTTGTTCCATCGAAAGCCTTTAAATCAGAAGACAGTTCCTCTAGTTCTAGTGTCACTGAACTAAGATCTTCTCTTGTGGTATCTTTGGCAACACCATCTTCCTTTGCCTCATATTGTGCTTGATAAATAAGATCCTGTCTCTTTTGACTCAGTGACTCAAAATCGTCTTTTTTATCCTTCAAAACATCGGATAGACCAGTGTTGAGATAAGACTCAGCGAACAGAGTAAATCTGATTCTACCTTTATAATCACCATCATCATGAAGAGGATATTGATACGTGTTTTTTGCTGGCATAAGTTTTCCACTAAATAGGGTTATTAAAAACTGTTAATTCTATTTATAAGGATTCTATGGCATATTCGGGCAAATTTAAACCAAAAAATCCAGAGAAGTATCTGGGTGATGTGACCAACATTGTATACAGATCCCTATGGGAAAAGTATGTAATGAAGTATTGTGATAACTCTTCTGATGTCAAGGAATGGGGTTCAGAAGAAATAGTTATACCTTATCTATATGAAGTAGATCGGAAATATCATCGTTACTTCATGGATTTTGTTATTGTCTACAAAAACGGACAAACTAAACTAATCGAAGTTAAACCATTCAAAGAAACACAATTACCCAA